TAGGGCAGATAGACCCTATATGTACTACTGGACTACAGGTAGATGGAGTCCACGTAGACGTAACTATACAAAACATTTCCACAGTGATGGCATTGAAGACTTTGTGGAAAAGTATCTCAACAGATACGCAGATGAACACATACGAGAAGACCAAGAAAGGTATGGTGATATAGATGAAGACAGTGCAGCAACTAGTTGACAAGTACTATACATCCAATGATTACAGTATGTTACGAGACAAGACTAAGAAAGACTATCAATACTTTCTTGGTGTAATGCTTGTGCATTTTGGTGATGTAAACTTTGACAACCTCACTAGCAAGCAAGCTAAACATGCTTACGAGGAGTGGGTTACGAAGGGTATCAGCTATGCTAATCATGTATGTACGGTGTCATCTATTGTGTTTCGCTACGCTATCGACATGGAGTATTCCAAGGTAAACCCATTCGCTAGTGTCAAACGCAAGACACCAGTGCAACGCAAGGTTGTGTGGACTGAAGATGACGTGCGTAATTTCCTTAACACTGCATATAGTGAGTTTCAGTGGCGCAGCATTGGCCTGATTGTACATATGGCATACGAATGGTGCCAAAGATTAGGTGATATGCGTCTACTGACTTGGGATAACTTTGACTTGGCAGAACGCAAGCTATATCTTGAGCAGTCTAAGCGTAGGGCAGAGGTAACTTTACCCATAGAAGATGACTTGTTTGAGATGCTTGTACAACAAGAGGAAGACTTTGGCTTCCAACCCTACGTTGTTCCCCGTACAACGCCCGTAGGCGGCGAGTACCACCCTTACAGTATGCAACGCCTATCAAAAGCTGGAAGGGCTGTCATGCGGCAAGCTGGGCTGTCTGAGGAACTACGTCTAATGGACTTGCGTAGGACTGGCACAACACAAATGGTAGAGGCAGGTGTACCAATGGGACAGATCATGTCGGTTACAGGACATAGTAATCCTCAGTCTGTTAAACCTTACATGAAAAATACTTTCACCTCTGCGAATAATGCCTTGACAACACGCAAGGCGCATGGTAAAAGCACTTAACTGCCGCAACGAAAGTGAGTATTATATGACTAATATATATAACATAGTAAGTGATTTAGATTTACCTCATGGTCATACCAAACGTATGAACTGTCCTGAGTGTGGTGGTCTCAAGACCTTCACTGTTACTAACAACATGGGTAGTCTTATCTGGAACTGTTACAAGGTAACGTGTCCTGTTAGTGGCGGCACACGTGTTCATCTATCTGTAGATGATATACGTTTTGGCTTTGGTAGTGCGGAGCAATACGCTTCAGCTACACCCTTTGAGTTGCCTAGCTACATCGTACCTAACCGTAATAATATATATTATAATAGGTTCTGTGCTACTTGGGGCTTGGATGCTGAAGCATTAGGTTTATTATATGACGTTAAGGAAAGCAGGATTGTATTCCCTGTCGTACATGACGGTAAGACGATAGATGCTACAGGCCGTGCGCTTGGTAAGCGTCTACCTAAATGGAAAAGATATGGAAAAAGTGGCTTGCCTTACACCGCTGGGTGTGGTAATGTCGCAGTAGTTGTTGAGGACTGTGTGAGTGCAGCTGTTGGTTACGGTTCCTTTGTCGGGGTTGCGCTTCTAGGCACATCATTGCAAGAGGCGCATAAAGGGTATCTTGCACAGTTCTCAACAGCAATCATAGCGTTAGACCCCGATGCGCTACCTAAGACTTTGCAGATGGCAAAGGAACTACGTGGTCACGTAAACGATGTTCGTGTACTACGACTGACTGACGATTTGAAATATCGTAACCCGACAGATATGGAGAACTTACATGGAATTATCAATCATTAGAAGCCTTATGGATAAGTCATTCTATGACGATCATCGTGGTAGCAAATGCCCACAGCGATTGTTCAGCAAGGATGTCCGTAAGATTAAGGAAGCAATCGACACAGCTATGGACAGGTATGAACGTACTGTCACACCTGATGAGGTTGAGGCTTTGTTCTTGGCTAACAACCCGACACTGACTACTGCACAGAAGCAGGGCTACGTGTCTTTGTTCAGCCAGATCAAACGTGAACAGCCTATGGGTAGTGACATTGCACAAGAGGTACTGTCCAAACTATTCCAGCAGGTGGTAGGTGAAGACGTTGCTAACATTGGCTTTGATATGGTCAATGGTGATGCAGCTACACTTGAGAAGCTACGTCACTTGCTGGAACGCTACGGTGATGACTTCATCCCTAACCTAAACATTGAGTGGGATGACATCAGCATTGAGACACTGATGGCTAAAGCCGAACTTGAAGCACGTTGGCAGTTTAACATCCCTAGTGTTATGCGTAAGGTAGAAGGTGTCAGTGGTGGGCAGCTTATCGAAGTAGGTGCTAGACCTAACACTGGTAAGACATCCTTCCACGCCAGCTTGATAGCTGCACCGGGTGGGTTTGCACATCAGGGTGCTAAGTGTATCATCTTGTGTAACGAAGAAGCTACCCACCGTGTTGGTGCTAGATACCTTACTGCTGCTGCAGGTATGACAGCACGTGAGGTACGTGACAACATGGGTAAGGCCAAGGCACTATATGAACCAGTGATGCACAACATCAAGATCAAGAATGCTGACGGTCGTGATATGTCATGGGTAGAGTCCGTGTGTAAGACATATAAGCCTGACGTACTTGTACTTGACATGGGTGATAAGTTTGGTGTGGCAGGCAGTTATGCTAGAGAAGACCAAGCCCTAGCTGCTTGTGCTATCTATGCTAGACAAATTGCCAAGACATATGACTGTGCTGTATTCTATATGTCACAGCTATCTGCAGAGGCAGAAGGTAGGTCACAACTTAATCAGTCTATGATGCAGGGTTCACGTACTGGTAAGGCAGCGGAAGCTGACCTGATGATCCTGATTGGTAAGTCACCTACGGTTGAAGGCCAAGAGGAAGACAGCCCTTTGCGTCACATCAACATCGTTAAGAACAAGCTGAATGGCTGGCACGGTATGGTAAACGTAGACCTTGATTACAGAACAGCGAGGTACGAAGGATGAGGAAACAATTCGATGAAACATTACATGGCAAGTATGACAAGCCTGCACGTGTAGCTACAAAAGAATATATGCAGCACAAAGGCTATAAGATATGGGATAACCCAGACATATATGGTCAGGACTTGATTGCTGAAGGCAGCAAGGGTAAGTTTTATGTCGAGTGTGAGGTCAAGGCATTGTGGGATAAGGATGAGTTCCCTTTTGATTCTGTACAGTTACCAGAACGTAAGAGTAAGTTCTTCAATGCGTCAACCCTGTTCTTTATCTGGAACAAACCATTGACTAGTGCATTATTATTTAAGTCTGATGACATTAAAGACTTGACACCAGTAGAGGTATCGAATAAATATAAAGCATCCGGTGAGTTCTTCTATCAGATACCACTGGACATGACAGGATTAGTAAGGATGGGCAGATATGAAACTAACACTTGATGTAGAGAACACAACGACTAAACGTGATGGCAAGTTACACCTAGACCCCTTTGAGCCTAACAACTCACTGACTATGGTAGGTATGCTCAATGACAGGGGTGATGAAGCTATCATTACCTTTGACCACAGTCAGGTTGAAGCTACACCTGACGGTCATGCCATCGTACAACAATGGCTTGATGATACTACGGTACTCATCTGTCACAACATAGCACATGACTTGCTATGGCTGTGGGAGACTGGCTTCAAGTATGACGGTGCAGTGTTTGACACGATGCTTGTTGAGTACGTACTGCAGCGTGGTCAGAAGGAACCACTATCGCTTGAGGCTTGTGCTGAACGCTACGAGTTAGCTACAAAGAAGCAGGATACTTTGAAGGAGTACTTCAAGAATGGTTACAACACTCGTGACATTCCTCACGATGAGTTGTGTGAGTATCTATCTGCTGACCTTCATGCTACACAGCAGCTTGCTGACAAGCTATGGAAACGTCTCAATACTACAGCAGATGCTGGCTTACTATCTACTGCACGACTGACTAATCGTGTAGCTAAGTGCTTGACTAAGATATATCAGACAGGCTTTGCTGTTGATGTATCCAAGCTAGACGAAGTGCGTACAGAGTTTGAGCAAGAGAAGCAACAACTTCAGACAGACTTGCAAGCACATGTACGTAAACTGATGGGTGACACACCTATCAATCTCAATAGTCCAGAGCAATTGTCTTGGGTTATCTACAGCCGCAAGGTTATTGACAAGCCATATTGGGGTAACGCTATTGACCCATACATGGCTGACGCAGACTTCCGTAGCCTCATGGCTGGCGGTACAGAGCGTGTCTACAAAACAGTAGCAGAACAATGCCAGACCTGTATTGGTACTGGTTACATTAGAAAGGTAAAGAAAGATGGAACCCCATTTGCAAATACTAACAAATGTCCGTCCTGTAGTGGGGATGGTTATCTTCTTACTGATACTGTGGATGTGGCTGGACTAAGGTTCATGCCCCCATCTGCTAAGTGGGCAAGTGCCAATGGCTTTAGCACAAGCAAGCTAAACCTTGAGGTACTAGAGTCTGCTGCTAAGTCACGAGGTATGACAGACGCAGTTGACTTCTTGTCCAAGGTTCGGCGGCTATCCGCTGTCGATACCTACCTGTCATCATTCGTTGATGGCATTGGGATATACACTAAGAGTGACGGTAAGCTGCACGTCCGATTGCTTCAGCATCGTACTGCAACAGGCCGCTTCTCAGGTGCTGACCCTAACATGCAGAACATGCCACGTGGCGGTACGTTTCCTGTTAAGAAAGTATTTGTGTCACGATTCGATGGTGGTAAAATAATGGAAGCTGACTTTGCGCAGCTTGAGTTTCGTGCTGCCGCTTATCTATCACAGGATGAGATAGCAATTGAAGAAGTATCTACTGGGTTTGATGTACATGCATACACCGCTAAAGTTATTACCGATGCTGGTCAGCCTACGAGT